GTTAAAACCATTGGTAGTATTACTTATGCAGGCACTACAGCCACTTTAACCACTACCACAGCACACGGTTTAACCACAGGCGCTTATGTGTCTATTACAGGCACAACCCCAGCAGCTTATAGCGGTGTTTACAAGATTACCGTTACTAGCACTACAGTCTTTACTTATTCGCCAATATCAACACCTAGTGGTAACGCAACTGTAGTAGGAACATACTTAAATCAAGCCACTACGCCTGTAAACACTTTGATGAATTACACCCAAACGGGTACATATAAATTATTTGCAGCAGCCGGTGGGGATATTTGGGAAACTAAAGCTAACCCTGCGGTCAAGGTATTTAGCGGTATTTCTAGCGATAAACTGCAAGCAGTCAACATCACTAATACTGGTGGCAAATTCTTAGTAGCTTGTAATGGCGTAGACCCAGTAATGATTTACGATGGTACGGCATGGTTTTATGTAGCTACAACCACTACATCACAAACAATTAGCACTATTACAAGAGGTGGCGCAGGCAATCTAACCGCCACTTTAACTACTGCTTCACCGCATAATTTGATTACTGGTAATCGAGTCACAATTTCTGGCGCTACTGAGTCAAACTATAACGGCACTTATGTCATTACAGCAACTGGTGTAAGTAGCTTTACTTACACAATGGCTACTGCCCCTGCCGCTAATGCAAGCGTAGTGGGTACTTATACAACCATTGGTATTACTGGCGTTAATTCAAATACATTTGTTAATGTCAATTTGTTTAAAAACCGTCTGTATTTCACCCAAAAAGACACTTTAGCTTGTTGGTATTTACCCGTAGACTCCATTGGTGGCGCAGCTTCACCCCTTTATTTTGGTGGTATTGCCCGTAATTCTGGCTATTTGCAAGCTATGGGTACATGGACATTAGACGCTGGTCAAGGCGCTGATGACTATGCAGTATTTGTAACTAGCATGGGTGAAGTTATTGTTTATAACGGTACAGACCCATCTTCTGCAACAACTTGGGCTTTAAAAGGCGTATGGCAATTAGGTCAAACCTTTAGCCGTAGATGTTTCTTTAAATGGTCAGGCGACCTGCTTTTGCTTACCCAAGATGGTTTAGTACCATTGGCTTCTGCCCTGCAATCTAGCCGTTTAGACCCTAGAATCAACTTAACAGACAAGATTTATTTTGCTGTAAGTCAAGCAGCAAGTTCATATTACGCTGAATTCGGTTGGCAAATTAACTATTTTGCTGGCGAAAATATGTTGATTTTAAATATTCCCATTCCTAACGGAATAGAACAATATGTAATGCACACCATTACTAAATCTTGGGCTAGATTTACCAATATTCAAGGTTATTGCTGGGAAGTATCAGGCGATGCCGATATGCACTTTGGAAGCAACGGATTTGTAGGTATTTTTTACTCCGCTACATCTGACGATGAATCAAACATTACTGCAACTGCACAACAAGCCTATAGTTATTTTGAGTCACCAGGACAATTAAAACGATTCACTATGGTAAGGCCTATACTACAGTCTACAGGTGGCGTACCAAGCGTTTTATGCGGTATTAGTGTGGATTTTGATACTCAATCCCAATTAGGTGCAGTTTCATTTAACCCTAGTATTCAAAGAGATGGTATTTGGGACACCGCTAAATGGGATGGAAATGTATGGGCTGGTGGACTAATTACTACTAAGATTTGGCAAGGCGTTACTGGAATAGGCTACACAGGGTCTGTAAACCTTAATGCTGCAAGCCGAGGAATTGAGTTACATTGGGCTTCTACCGATTATGTTATGGAAGCGGGTGGGGTAGTTTGATATTACTTAATCAGCAAAGTCTTAAAGATTGGGCGATTAAACATAAAATGCCCACTCCGCAAGATGCGCATTATTTAGGTCAAGTATTAGACGGACAGATTAGGGCAGTAGTAGTTTATTGTGGTTTTTACGGTAAATCTTGCATGATTCATGTGGGGTCAGAAGGGCAGCATTGGGCAACTAAAGATTTTCTCAAAGAAGTCTTTAATTATCCGTTTAACACCTTGAAATTAAAGGTTATAATTGGCACAGTTGCAGGGAGTAATACAAAAGCCCTAAGACTAGACCGACACCTTGGTTTCAAAGATGTTGCCTTTATCCCTGACGCACACGATGATGGGGATTTGGTCATTTTAGAGATGCGCCCAGAATATTGTAAATGGGCATAGGAGATAGTTATGGGTGCAGGTTCAACATTTTCGCAAGGTGCAAACACCAATACGACTAATCCGTATGGCGGAACAACGAGTCCTTATTTTGGCGCTGCACAAGCCCAAACTTTAGGCAATCTTGCAGGCGCACAGCAAGCTGTACAAGCTAACCGTGTAAATCAAGTTACCCCTTACGGAAACCTTAATTATTCACAAACTACTGATGCTAATGGCAATCCATCATGGACAGCCACACAGTCTTTAAGCCCTGAATTACAGGCTTTAACACAATCTTCATTACAAGGTTTGCAAGCAAGTCAAGCAAATCCTATGTATGGCATTAATCCTGGCGAAACTTATTCTGACGCTATTATGCGTAGACTTTCACCACAAATAGCACAACAAAAAGAATCACAAACTGCTGCTTTGGCTAACCAAGGTATTGTGCCTGGTACTCAAGCCTATGACAATGCAATGCGTACATTTAACCAACAACAAAATGATTTGCTGACAAGCGCACAAATTGGTGGCATGCAAACTGGTTTACAAGCACAATCATTACAAGGCACACAAGCTGGTCAAATTAAAAACTTGGCTACACCTAACTTTATTAATGCACCGCAACAAGCAGCCGTTGCTGGCCCTGATTACATGGGTGCTTTACAAACTCAAACCAACGCTAATATTGCAGCGCAAAATGCTGCATTAGGACAAGCTACAAGTAATACTGCTGGATTGTATGGTTTAGGTTCTGCTGGTATTTTAGGTCTTGCTGCTAACCCTGGATTAATTTCTAGCGCTGGCACAGGAATTAAAGACTTTTATAATTATTTAACTGCCTAATATGTTTAAAAGTAAACATTCTGGTTGGACTTATGACTTAAAGCGCACGCCTTTTGGTGGTGGCGGTGGCATTGGAAATGCTTTTGGATTAGGCGATGCTTTAGCTTCTATTGACCCAGGTCCTTCTATTGGCAACGCTTTAGCAGAGGTAGACAAAGGTGTTAATCAAATACCTGGTGGTTGGTACACAATAGGTGGTCTTGCTGCTGGTGGTACTGCATTAGCTTTTGCCCCCGAGTTGGCTGCTGCTGCTGGCCTTGGAGAGGGTGCAACAATTTCTTCTGCCGCTGGTCAACAAGCATTTTTTGATGCTTTGGCAAGTGGCGCTACAAGCACAGAGGCAATTAGCGCTGGCGCTGCTGCTGATGCTGCGGCTACTGGGGCTATTGGCGCAGGCACTAATGCTGCATTGCAAGGCCCTACTTATGGTGAATTAGGAATAACAGGCGTAGAAGGTGGCATGGCAGGCCCTACTTATGCTGAAATGGGCTATACAGGATTAAATAGTAATGAGGCTATTGCTGCTGCTGATGCTGCCTCTAAATCTCGTTTATTAAGCGATGCACTTGGCAATGTTAAAGATGCAAGTAAATTATCAAATTTATTAAAACAGGGCGCTGGTTCTGGGCTTACTCAATCTCTAGGACAGCTTGCACAAGGCGCAAACCCACAAGGTCAAGCGTTAACAGCAGTAGTGCGTGGCAATCAAAATCCATTTACTTTTGCACCGCAACAACCCATTCAAGATACAAGACAAGCACAATTAGCTAGTTTACTAAAGCAGGGATAATCATGGCAGACTTAACAGAACAACAATTATTAAGCACAGACCCTGAAGTATTGGGTTTACAGCGTCAAAGGGCATTAGCTAACCTATTGACAGGACAGGCTTTTAATCAGCCACAAGGTCAAATGATTAGTGGTCATTATGTACGCCCTTCTGCATTGCAACAAGCATTGCCTATGATTAATGCTGCTATTGGTGGTTTAACTAATGCTAATTTAGACACAAAACAGACTGAATTAGCTGCTGCATTGCGTGGACAAAAAGCTGAAGCATTTACTAAATTCCAAGAATTAATGTCTAATCCTGAAACTCGTGGCGAAGCTATGAAATACGCTGCCGGTAATCAATATTTACAGCCATTAGCCCAAGAGTTAATGAAAGGCATGAAGCTAGGAGAAGGCGAGAAGTTTGTTATGCCTAATCTTGGTGGTGGTGCGCCTGTTGAGTTGGCTAGTGGCGGTACTAAGTATCGTGCGCCATTGCAAATTGACACAGGCACAGCTATTGAAATTCGTGACCCAAATGACCCAACTAAAGTATTGCAAAGATTGCCTAAAACTCATGTATTTGCGCCTCATGCAAGTCAACTTGTGCCTGTAGCGGGTGGTTTTGCAGAATATAACCCAAATACAAAAACTTTTTTACCTATAGGCGGAGGTCAAGGTGGTGCAGCAGGTACGCCAACAGGTGCTTTAATGCCACCTTTGCCTGGGCCTTTGCAAACACAGGCTTCATCTATAAATGAACAAAAATCAACTATTAACGATGTTTTAAAAGCCGTAGAAGGAAATAGACAATATTTTGGTGCTAAATACGCAGCACCAGGAATTTTTGCTGGAGAATTAGGCACTTCAAAAATGAATCAAAAATTGCCTTCGGATGCAGTAGAAGCAAGGTCACAAGTATTTAATACTGCTTCTTCTGTTATTAAAGAAAGGGCTGGAACTGCCCAAAGTAAAAATGAAAGCGCTATTATTATGCGTTTCTTGCCGTCTGAATTTGATACCGATAAAGTAATTATTGATAAATTAAATGGTTTTAATAAATATTTAGAAAGCAAAGAAAAGGGCATATCACCTGTTGTTGGCGCCATCCAAACCTATAGACCAGGCGCAGCGCAAACTTCTGCTGTTACAACAGGAAACAAAACACAAAATTTTGACCCTGCATTATTGCAATTTATGACCCCTGAACAACAGGCTTTATTTAAGCAACCAGGCAACTAATATGGCAGACCTTTCACTAGAACAGCAACAAGCTATTGCAATAGCGCAAGCTAAAATGCGTATGGCTCAAGCAAAGCCTGAACAAGGCAATATGTATACTCAAAGTGCTGAGGACATTCAATATAGTCCTGAAGGCATGCCTTTGAATACATCCTCTTATGGTTCTGCGCCAACAGGCGCAACCAAGGCCGCACAAGAAGCGTTAACAAGTACAGTTAGTTTGCCTATAAATGTAGCTACTGGTATTGCTAAAGCGCCAGCAGGATTAGCCCAATTAGTTGGTAAATATTTTAATTCAAACGCAGGTGATATTCCTGTAAACGCTATTAATCAAATTGAAAAAGGCACACAAGCCCAAATGGGTGATGTGGGTAGTGCAGTTAGTCAAGTTGGTAGTGCAGTAGGGCAAGCAGCCCCATTTATGGCAGGCCCTATTGGTATGATTCCTAGCATGACCCAAAGAATTGGTGGTGGTGTATTAGGCGGCATAACTTCAGGCTTTTTAACGCCAGAAGAAACTGGTTTAACTCCTGAACAATTTAAAGATGCTAAAGCACAAAATGTATTGATTCAAGGAACTTTAGGCGGTATTTTACCCGCAGCAGGCGGTTTAATTAAAGGTGGTTATAACGCTGCTAAATCAGCTTTAGAACCATTTTATGAAAGTGGTCAAAACGCAATTTTAGGTCGTGCATTGCGTGAATTTTCTGGTGGTCAAGCACCACAAGCTATTGAAAACATTAGAAATGCACCTCAATTAGTAAAAGGTGTACAACCTACTTTAGGTGAAATTTCAGGCGTACCAAGTCTTGCTGCTGCACAAAGGGCTGTTTCTGCTTCTTCACCTGAAGCTACAAACATTATGGCGCAAAGACAAGCACAAAATATTGAAGCTAGAACTAATGCTTTACAAGGCATTGCTACACCCACAAGAACACAAAAATATACTGCATTAAGAACAGAATTAGGCAATGACTTATATGAACCAGCACTTCAAAAAGGTGTTGACTTTTCTTCATTAACACCTGAATTGCAGGCAGAATTTAGGGGATTAACAACTTCCCCATCTATTAAATCAGCTATGATTCAAGCTAGTAAAAACGCTGCTGATGAAGGCAAAAAGATTGGCAATCCTGCTAATTCATTGCGTGGTTTGCATGAAACTAAACTTGCTTTAGATAGTCAAATTAACGCTTTAGAGGGCAAATTAGCAAATACTAAAAATCCTAGTCTTGACGCTGAATTAAAAGCTAAAAAAGCCGCAAAAAGTAGATTGCTTGATTTTATTGAAAATCCTCAAATTAGCCCAGAATACAAAATAGCTAGAGAAACATTTTCTAGGGCATCTAAACCTATAGACCAATTAGACGCTATTGCTAAATTAGCTGAAAAATCTGTTTCTCCTGAAACTCAAAAGATTTATTCTGCCCAATTTTCACGCAATTTTGACGCACTTAAAAAAGAAGGTATTTTGACTGACCGTCAAATTAGCCGGCTTGACGCTATTAAACAAGATTTAGAAAGAGTTGCTTTTGCTGAAAAAGAGGGTAAAGGCGTAGGTTCTGACACAGTACAAAAACTTGCTTATTCAAATATGGCTAATCAAGTTGGTATACCTAATGCTTTAAGAGGTTTGCCAGGAGGCCAAATAATTGGCAATGTAGCACAAAGAGTTGGCAAATTAGCTTATGGTGACGCAAACAAAGAATTAGCTATGAAATTAGCTGAAACTATGGCAAATCCTAAGCAAGCTGCATTACTAATGGAACAAGCTGGAATAAAAGGAAAACCATTAACCACAGAAAATCAGCGTAAATTAGCTAAAATGTTATTAATGCAATCTACTGCCCAAGCAGCGCAATAAGGAAAACAAAATGAGTAGAAACGGTAGCGGTACTTATAACCTCCCTGCGGGTAATCCCGTAGTAACAGGCACAATTATTACTTCTAGTTGGGCTAATACTACTATGCAAAACATAGCTGATGGATTAACTCA